CTACTGGTAAAATACGTGGTATTTTATGTAGAAATTGTAATAGAGGAATTGGTTATTTAAATGATTCTTCAGAAAGATTAACCAAGGCAGCACATTATTTGCAAGCTAAATAGGAATTATTTCTGTGGAAAATGAAACAAACGACAATACTAATCTGTCCAAACTTCTGCAAACTAAGAATATTGCAGAGGGAATGGATGAGGATGAGCTTACTGAAATCGGTGCTAAATGTAAAGCTGGCTTTGAAGATGACTTGTCTTCACGGGCTGAGTGGGAACAAGACCTAGAAGAGTGGACTAACCTTGCAATGCAAGTAAGGACAGAGAAAAGCTGGCCTTGGCAAGACTCTTCTAATGTGCAATACCCCATTCTCTCTACAGCAGCTATGCAATTTGCGGCTCGTGCCTATCCTAGCCTAGTGCCCTCTGATGGTAAGATTGTTAAAAGTATTATCATTGGTAAAGACGTAGATGGCTCAAAGCTAGAACGGGCTGATCGTGTCTCTACCTATATGTCTTGGCAAATCACCAAGGACATGAAGAATTGGGAAGAGGATATGGATAAACTCCTTATCATGCTTCCTATCGTTGGTACAGTATTTAAGAAAACCTACTGGGATACAGTAGAGGAGAAGGTTAAGAGTTGCCTAGTCCCTACTAAGAATTTGGTAGTGGACAACTGGACGACCTCTCTAGAAGAAGCAGAACGAGTTTCTGAGATTATTCCTATGACAGGACGAATCTTCAAGGAACGAGTTAATAAGAAACTCTTCCTCGACGTCGATCTAGGCATGCCTACGATGCCAGTGGTAGATGGTAAGAAGTCTACGGGTAAGATTGATGAAACTGTTCCCTACACCTTTGTAGAGCAACATTGCTTTCTAGACCTAGATGAAGACGCCTATGCAGAACCCTATATTGTAACCTTCCATCGAGAGTCTGGTAAGGTTGTTCGAATCATTCCTCGCTTTAATATTGATGATGTGGAGACAGATGGAAAATCTATTGTTTCTATTGAGCCCTGTCAGTATTATACTAAGTTTAGTTTTGTTCCTAACCCCGATGGTAGTTTTTATAGCGTGGGCTTTGGACGTCTGCTTGGACCGATTAATGAAGCTGTAAACACCCTGATTAACCAACTTGTGGATGCTGGCACAATGTCCAATCTACAAAGTGGTTTTATCGGTAAGGGGTTACGCCTTCGATCAGGTAGTCAACAGTTTGCTCCAGGTGAATGGAAACCTGTGAATGCTACTGGTGATGATCTACGTAAACAGATTGTTCCTCTCCCAGCTAAAGAGCCTAGCAAAGTGTTATTCGAGCTTATGAGTGCTCTAATCAGTTCCAGCAAGGAACTAGCCTCAGTTGCTGAAATCTTTGTAGGCAAGATGCCCGGACAGAACACCCCAGCCACCACAACGATGGCTACAATTGAGCAGGGAATGAAAGTGTTCACTGCTGTATACAAGCGTATCTATCGTTCCCTTCAGTCAGAGTTCTACAAGATCTTTGAACTGAATGAGACATATATGGACCCAGAAACCTACATCTCAGTGTTGGATGTTGAAGTGGGACCAGAAGATTTTAGTGATGATTCATACGACATTTGTCCAGGTGCAGATCCTAATGCAATGTCTCAGACAGAGAAACTACAGAAGGCACAAGGACTGTTAGAACTTCTACCCCTAGGTGGGCTAGATCCTCTACAGGTTCTTAAGCGTGTTCTTCAAGCACAAGAACAACCAAACTGGGAAGAACTTCTTCCTCAACAGGTTAAAGAAACCGGACAACTTCCACCTCCTCCCCCAGATCCAAAACTATTGGAAATGAAGATGAAGAGTGAGTTGGAACAAAAGAGTTTGGCAATGAAGGCTCAGGCACAACAACATGATATGGAGTTGAAGGCCCGAGACTCACAAACACAACTGGCTATGAAAGCACAGGAGCATGCACAAGACATGCAACACAGTGCTCAAAAAGCACAGATTGATGGAGCGGTGGCACTGCATAAACAAAAGATCTTTGAAGCAGAATCATCAGCGAAGACCAACCAAGAGTTGATTCAGAAGCAAGCAACTCATCAACAAGACCTACAAAACTCGAAGGAGCAATCATCCGCAAAAGTGCAACAAATGAAAGCCCAAGCCAAGGCGAAGCCGAAGCCTACCACAACTGGAAAGGCCAAGCGGTAACAAAGGCTTATTTCCAGGAAGTCTGGAATAGGATTGAGGATATTAAGAACGAATTGGTTTATGCTTCAATAGAAGATATTAAGTATAAGCAGGGGTATTTAAGAGCCCTATACGATATTACACAGATTGAATTCTCAGAGGAGTAATAATGCAACCAAAACCATGTGGTCATCATATTTTAATTAAGCCTCGTCGGCTTGAAGATGTAGACAAGAACTACGCTTCTGCTAAACGAAGTGGAATTATTTTAACCCAGGCTACACAACGACAAGAACAAATTGCTGTTAGTGTAGGTCAAGTACTAGCTTTAGGTCCGGTAGCATACCAGGACACCCCTAATGGACAACCTTGGTGCAAGGTGGGAGATTGGGTAGCTTATGCAAGACATGGTGGAATGTACGTTGAGGAGCCTTCAGAAGAGAATTCTGGATATCTAATCCTTAATGATATTGATGTGGTTGCAATTGTGGATGTGGCAAAATGAGTGAACAAAACACACCCAACGAAGGCACCCCTATTGTAGGGGAAACAGATGAACAAAGTAATCGACAACCAGTTGTTGTTAACGAAGCAGAACTAAGGGCTCGTGATATGGGGTGGAAACCCCGTGAAGAGTTCGATGGGGATGATTCAGATTTTATCGATGCTGGTGAGTTTATTCGCAGACAGCCCTTGTTTGATCGCATTCAAGAGACGTCTAAAGAATTAAAGTCCACTCGTGAAACGCTAAAGGCGTTTAAAACACATTACCAAAAAGTAAAAGAAACAGAGTATGCAAGGGCACTTGCTGATATTAAGACGCAATTAAAGACCGCTAAACTGGATGGCAATAGAGAGCTTGAGGTTGGTCTTGAAGAAGAAAAAGAGCGTATTGAATCAGAACGAGATGCTTTCATTGACGAGCAAGAGGCCATTGATGAAGTGGCACAAACTGCTGTCAATCCATTGTTCGAGAAATGGATTGCACGTAATACATGGTACCAATCTACCAAGCATATGAAAGTCTTTGCCGATGATGTCGGTACAAGGCTTCATCAGCAAGGGATGAATCCAGAGAAAGTATTGGAAGAGGTCGAGAAGGCCGTTCGCAAGGAATTTCCTAATAAGTTCCGCAACCCCAACAGAGATAGTGCTCCCTCTGTTGAAGGACCATCCTCAAGACAGGCTAAGAAAGATGTTGCGACAGATGATTCCTTTCTTTCCCCAGACGAAAGAGAGTTTATGAATAAGTTCATTAGAGACAAAGTTCTTACCAAAGAAGAGTTTCTAAGGGATATTCGGGAGCAAGACAAACGTCAAGGAATCAAACGATGACTACTAGAGAATTAAAAACCAAAGTCCCAGAGGGGCGTGTGACTCGGCAACCTATGACACGGCGTAACCGTTTAGATGTTAAGGACCAAGATCCCAATTTTCATTATCGTATTGTCAATGATACTGACGATCGTATTGAGGCATTCAAAGCTGCTGGATATGAAGTAGTCGAACGTCCTGGTAAAACCAGTGATACACGTGTCGATGTACCTACCGGTATTGGGAGTTCTATGATTTCTGTAGGTGGAGGCAAGAAAGCTGTTGTTATGCGAATCCCGAAGGATTGGTATAAGGAAGACCAAAAGGTCAAACAAGCTGCTATTGCTGAGACTGAAGATGCTATGAAACAGTCCGCAAAGTCTTATAAAAACGGAGAGTTTGATCTTTCCAGTAATTAATAAGTAGCCAAGCGGACCTGTCAATTAACAATTGAAAGGAAGCTATAATGGCTAATACAAGTCGTGTCAACGGATTTAAGCCCGTAAAACACACAAATGGTTCCCCATATAATGGCCAATGCAACATCTATGAAGTTGCAGCGGCCAATGACACACCTATTTATATTGGTGATGCTGTAGTTCGTTCTACAGACGCTAGTGCATCTGGTTATGTCACTGTAAAGTCTCTCTCTGGTAATGCATCTGCTGCCAATGATGTCACCGCTGGTGTTGTTGTTGGTGTGGTTGTTGGCATTCTAAATGCCAAGATGAATCCAGATGGTAAGATGACTGCTGGTTCTATTGCTCTAGACACCCCTCAAAGTGTGCCTGTCAGTACTGCTGCATTTGTCCTAGTCTGTGATGCTATCGATGTAATCTATGAAGTTCAGTCCACTGCCTCATATGCTCTTGCTGATATTGGTCTAAATGCCGATGTTGGTGTTTTAGCAGTTGCTGGTAATGGTGCTGTTACAGGTAACTCAGGTATGTATGTCAATGCGACTGCTCCTACTGCATCTGCTTCACGTCCTGTTCACGTTATTGGTTATTCCAAGCGTATGGATAATGAGCAGGTATCAGCTAACAACAAACTTCTTGTGCACTTCACGACCCATGCACAAGGTAATGCCATTGTTGGCGTCTAAGGAGAATTAACATGACACAAACAACTACGAGTTTTGCTAAGAGCCTTTGGCCCGGTATCAATAAATGGTATGGGATGGAGTATAATGAGTATCCAGTAGAGTGGACTAAACTCTTTGAGATGGGCACCTCACGGCGCGCATTTGAAGAGGATGTTGGTTCTGCTGGTGTTGGTCTGCTTTCAGTTAAAGCTGAAGGCTCTCCAGTTACT